TTTTTTTTCCATGTATTAAGGAAAACTCAATATATTCAACATCAACCGTAAGTAACCCACTCCGGTTCTTCCTTCCACATTGCGCGGAACTGTTTCTCGTCCGCCACCACAGTGGCAACGGCACGAACTGCGGAACCCACATCAGCCGTTCCCACATCATAACGCTCTGCGACCAACGGCGGCAGAGCTGACACGATTAACTCGTTCATATACGCCTCGCACGCGTCCCGTGCCGAAACCCAACGATCATGCCACAAAGGATCCTCAGCGTTCACGGTCATAGACCAACGCGCTATCCGTTTAACCGGATCCGGAGCGAAACGCACCACACCAGCCGCCGAATCTATTACCAAGAAATTCGACGCAAAGTAAGGCGCGTTAGTCACCAGCATTTTTGAACCCAAATTAAACACCTCCGCTAACACCCTCACAGCATTCTTATCCCCCGCAATCCGGCGGCAGGCAACCAACGAATCATCGCCAATGAAAAGCGCCCACACAACCTCAGTGCCGCTATACGCATAAGTGACACTGAGTACATTCAACAACACGTTACCAAATGCCGTGGTCGCATCCCCGGACTTACGCTGATAATCAACGTGCAACGACATTCCCAGCTGAACCGAGCGCACACGCGCAGTACGATGACCGCCCAACCAATGCTCCAGCAGCCGCTCATTCATCCCCAACTGCCCAAAAACATACGCTTCCAACAAGTGCACCAGTCTTCCCTGCGACTTGTCGTACTTAGAAAAATCATTCTCTAGGTACTGCAACTCCATCCCGAACGGGTGGACACTCTGCACAACGCGCTCTGCCTCTTTCATGTCCTTGAGCAGAATCACTCGATAATTCGGCCGCAAGAGAGACATAAACCTACGTACCATTACCCTAAACACCGCGCTGTACAGTGCATTCAGCTCCGTGCGGTGATACACTATAACCTGCGGCTCCACACGATTGAAGATCGGTTTCGTGGTGAGGTCCGGCTTCACATCGGCCTTTAACATCATCAAATACTCGCCAGTATCCATCGTCTCGAGTGCCTCGGCGCTGAACTCAAGCGCCTTCACAACACGCTGGACCTTCGCCGGATCAGACTGACGGGCCCAATCCCGCAGCCCATCCTCCGTTAGCGCCACCGGATCCGACTGATACGCGGCCAACTTGTCACGAGCGTCCGTTTCGCACGCCACATTCAGGAAACGTTCCCAAATATCACGCACCGCGGCATCCTCGTCCTGCGGCAATGACACCTGCGGCGCACTTAAATTGCGCGCAGCCACAGCCGAC